TTTGACAATTTTTTTAGAGATTGTCTCCTTTGTTACGATTTCAATAACATTACCGTTACCATCTCTATCCACTACATAACGAGAAAGTGGATAAAGCTTGAGCCCGTCTTTACTCATAAAGATCAAGGCATTTCCAGCTACTACAAGATGCTTCAATGCTTGGTGAACTACGACACGATCACCGGAAGCAGCAATGGCTTCCATGATAGTACGTTCAACCTTAGCAAACGACAAGTCAAGCTCAGACCTAACTTCAGGACCAAGTTCTTCAGGGATGTTAATATCATTGACCTGCAATTTAAAGAAGCTGGTTTGTGGCGGTAGCAATGCAAGCATCAATTTACTTGCAAGCGTCGTCACACCTTTTGCTCCAATTGATTGCCAGGGCGTTGTAAGTTTAACAGCACTTTTACGTGTTGTCTCATCCTCCCTAATAAGATAAGGTAGAGTTAGTTCGGCTGCTTTTCTAGCAGAGTTTAGAAACTGTGAACGGCTCGAAGACAATTCATCATATCGAGACTTAGCAGTCATTAGACGTTAATTCCTCCAAGGACGTTTTGTGTTTGACCAGTTGAGATACCTTGAACGATTGATGAAAGCAAATTACCACGGCGTTTAAATGCACCAGTGCCGAAAGCATCTGTTTCACTGCCACCAAGCCTGAGTTGTGGAGAAGCGGCGGCTGCTCTCATCTGGTTAGCAATAGCAGTTCTACGGGTAAGAGCGTCTTGTTCAGCCTGCTTCTGAGCTGCTTGCTGTTGAGCCAGAGCATCTGCTTGCTGCTGCTTCATCATATTATCAAGATTTGTTTGTGCAGCTTGGGCTGCTTTGTCAGCTTGATTCTGCTTATTAATCAACAGCTTATTGAAGTCCTTCATTTGATTACCAAAGTCCTTCTGCTGTTTCGTGTAAGCTTTATCGAAAGCTGATTTCTGATTCTTCAGCTGCTTTGTCAGGCTTGCAATCTGTTTTGAATATTTAGATGAAGCCTTAGGTGCTTTGTATGTTTTAGCTTTAGATTTAGATGATTTTTTCTTAGAGGATTTTGAAGAGGAAGGTTTACCTCTCAATTGACCGTACGCACCTTTTGATTTAATTAGAGGTTCATAAGGAAAATTGTTTTGCCGTCTGTGAGACTGAGCGTTTCTAGCGCGACTTTTCTTTGCTCGATAATAAGCCTTTGCGTCATAGCGATCCAGGTCCCTTTCGGAATAACCCTTCTTACGCATTTTTTTGGCTTCTTTTTTCGAGATCTTATTATCTTTGGTAACCTTGTCAAAAAATTTATCACGCTTCCGTGATTTTTTTGACTTACCCTTTCTCCGTTTGCCCTCGTAATAGTCGTAAGAATAACCTTTTTTAAATCTAGACATCAGTTGTCCTCCATATATTTGATGACCCACTCAACGACACTACGTTGACCAGATCGGTACATAATTTTTTCCATTGTATCGTCAGGTGTAGGGTTTGTGGGTGGAAAGGATTCTTCAAGAGCATGAATTAAACCTCGGGAATTCATCCCAAGGACTTCAAGCATATTGGGGGAGGTTGACATTACTATGCTCAAAGAAGGCAGGCATTCTAGCAGCTTTAGTTGCGGACAATTCTGGGGCTTTACCCTCATACATCAGCCGGTCGCTAGAATCCAGCCAAAATTTTTTGTCCAAATATTTATCGGTAGTATTAATACCTAGAGGTTGCATTACCCAATTGATAGTTGCCTTCCTGAGTTTATCAAGAGAAGGACTGATGTTATACCCCAGCTCAGTATGAACCAGACTATTGGTAGCCACATGAATTTGTTCATCTCGACTAATATCAGCGGAAACGGTTCTCATCCCAGCGTCACCATTAAAGCGGAAGAATGGTAGAAGAACGAAGAAAATCGCACGTTCAGCCACCATGGCTTTCGTGATCGTGTGATCTGGATGTGCCTCCCAAGCGGTCCTAAGCCTCTTGGCTTCTTTCTCAGCTTGCGGATCAACACCGTAAGCATTGGCGATGTAACCAAGTGCGAGGTCATGGTTTTCTTCGTCTTTAACGTTGGATGCCAGTATCTCACGGGCCAACGTTGGTACTTCACTATTGAGGGCATGAGTAATAAAATCTCCCACAGGCAGTTCCATATGTCGCAATGCAAGAGCACGGAAGATCGCCTCCTCCGCGCCCTCTTTGCATGTACCAGCAGTTGTCTGTACTGGTGTCCATTTGCGCTTCCGCGCTTGTAGTTTTTCGTAAGGGTTCATTCTGCACAATCACATTGAGGTTCTGGTGTCTCCTCTTCAGTGATTAGGCTAGCAAGATAGTCCTCGACCTCTGTCTCTTCGAGAGCAGCATACGCGCTTGACTTATCTTGAACGTCGCCCATCACCTGGAGACTATAATAAAGAGAAGTCTGGGGCGATTCAAGCCACTCCTGGATAAAACCTTCATCATACGTGACCACATCGGACCACGAGTTGAAGCTGTAACCATGTAGAAGTCCAGTCTTGTTAAGTAGAGTCATGATGCCATCGGCAACACGTTTGTAGGCTTCCCAGCCCACCTTAGAGGCGATCTCTACGTCACCATAGTTGTACGTTTGTACTCCGAAAGTACCTGAGTCGCGATCGACTGTCTGCGAGATAGGCGGAGCGATTTCTGGTGTGCAAGTATAGCCATCCAGATCTGTGCTTCGATAACTGCAGGAGGCAGTGGGCGCAATAGCAAAGGCTCGAACCATTTCATTGTTGCGAGCAATGCTGGCTGCAAGCTCAATGCCAGTGTTAATTTGGGTGACAAGTTCATAGGCTGCAGACCGTACTGATTCTCCTTTGTTGAATTGTTCCAACGCTCGACCAAACTGGTCATACGTCACTCCGTATCGACGAAGTAGGTTGGCGAGTCCGAGCAGTCCCAACCCAACTTGTCTGTCAGTTTCACTGGGGAGATACTCTCCGCTGCTCCCAACACCTGTTTTACCATGGAGTTGGCACAGTTGGGACATACCTTCAGCAAAAGCGTTAGGGATGTCGTCGAACTCACAGGCACCGAGATTGACATGTTGGAGTAGACAGGTACCTCGTGAGGGCAGGTAAACCTCAAGGCAGACGTTACCTCGGATGCGTTTTCCTTCGTTGTCATATTTTACTTTGTTGAGCCAGATGTCACCTGATTTAATGCCGAAGAGGAGATCTTCCTTAAACGTACACCCCTCCCACCATTCGGGGGTGATGTTGATGCATCGCTTAACCCACGGAAGCTCGGATCGAGGAGTGAGAATAAAGTCACGAGCATCAGGATGGGATAAATCAAGGTGGCAAACAATCGCACCGTTACGATAAGTGCCTCCGCGCCGAAGTATTTCATTTAGCGTTGAGTAGATTTTTGCAAAGGATACTGGCCCGCTCGCAATGAGTTTGTCATTTCCTTTAACCGACTCAGTTCCTTTGGGTCGCAGTTTCGACAGGTGGATCGCGCAGCCTGCTCCATTTCGTAGAGCGTGACTAGCAAATTTCCAGCTTGATTCAATTCCATCAGGTCCCTCCATAGAGTCTTCGACGGTGAATACCGTGCACGACACCGGCAGTCTGGACGTTGGATTATCCAACCAAGATTGGACACGTCCCGTGCGAGAAATATAAGATGCGGTCATGGGTTGATAAGGTCGTTCAAAATGGGAGGCTGGTAGTTTGGTCCTTTCAGGACTTTACCATCGGCTCGGCGGATGGGTGTACCGTCTAATCCTAGCTTAGACATGTTGCTTCTGTGGACGCGATCTAGTGCCTC